CTGCTTCCTTTTTTTGCACCGACCGGCCACGCCTGAAATCGCGCGGCAGGTCTCTCGGATCGACCGCCCCGGCTGCGGCCATATCGCGGTCGCGGTCGCGCCACGACGTGATTTCTGCCCCCGTCACCGGGCTCTCGAACGGGTTCATGCGCGACAGCATCGGTGCCGGGAGGTCAGACCGCGCTGGAGGGACGTCTTCAGCGCGGCCTGACCCTTTCGGAACGACGAGGCCATCCCGAAACACGTAAATCATCGGCTCTCCAGTGCCGCCTTGCGCGAGAACATCAGCGACGTCTCCAGCTGGGTGGCGGCGACGTTCATGCGCCTCGATAGGAAAACATGCTCCTGATGCTGGCCGGGAGGGTTCGAGCCCTCGGCGGCATGCATCGCGTCAAAGAGGGCCTCGCCGGCCTGTGTCAGGGCGGCGAGGTGATGTTGCTGGCGTTCGCTCAGCGGCTGGCCGGTCGCGGTGTTGACCGGGTCGCGCGGTCCCATGGTCAGACCGGGTTGCCGTTGGCGTCGGTTGCCGGCGGCACGTCAGCCGGCGGCGGTTCGGACGCTGCCGGGGTGTTGGCCACGACGGCGTCGGCGAGACCCTTGGCGTTGGCGTCGACATCGTCGGCGATCTTGGCCAGAGCGACCGGGTCGTTGACGTTGTCGCGGACGAGCTGGGCCAAGCTGGTGAGCAGGCCTTCAGCGGAGCCGGCGGCGGTCGTCAGGTTGACGACGGAGGCGGCAAGGCGGTCGGTGATGGCAGACATAGCAATGATCCTTTCTTGGACGTCGTCCAGCATGGCGTTTTGGTCAGCCTGCCGTTCGATCAGGTTGTGAAGCAGCTCATGGTGGTGATCCATCCGGCGGATGAGATCGTCGTACTGCCGTTGCGTCCATTCCATCGGAGCGCTCAGGCAGGCAGGCTGGACAGGTTCACCTCGCCGCGCGGGGTGGCCTGCTGGCCGATGACGGTGTCACCCATCAGCGGGCCGCTGAAGCCGTTAATTTCGGCCCAGCTGGGCTGGTAGGGATTACCGGTCGGGTAGGGTTCGCGGGGCGCGATGTCGAGGCGCTCAGCGAAATGGGTCGGCTCCTCGGCGATGGTCACCGGATCGCCGCGCGGGTTCTTCTCGGCCTCGCTCATGTAGTCCTCGCGGGTGAGGACCGGCGTGACGTAGGGCTCCTTGGCAGGATCGCCGGCATAGCCGACCGGGTAGCCGGCGGATTTCTCTTCGGCGGCGATGGCGGCGGCTGCACGGGCGTTGGCGTCGATCTGGGTGGGAGTGAGGGTCATTTCAGTCTCCTTCGGGTTACATCATCGGGGGTGGACCACCGGGCGGCGGCCCCATGGGCATGCCCGGCGGGTGCGGAGGACCGCCAGCGCCGTTCGGCGGTCCCGGCGGGTGCGGAGGCCCTGCTGCATGAGGAGGGCCTGCAGGCGGCCCGTGCGGCCCCGGCGGGGCACCCGGAGGTGCGCCCGGCGGCGGTAGCATTGGCGGTGGCGGTGGCATCATGGCCATCAGCGCCAGCTGATCCTGAAAGGTGTTGATCAGCTCGACGACGCCTCTGGAGTAGCGCACCGGGTGGAGCGCCATCTTCAGCAGCTCCAGCGACAGCTGGATCACCTTCGGCGGCGGCAGGATGCCGGTCATCAGCATCGACTGGGTGCCCTGCATGACGAGCTGCACCGACTGCATCACCATGGCCATCGATTTCTGCTCTTCCTGCTCATCGACGAGGACCGTGCTGTCGGCCTCGATGTCGATGGTGCAGGTGCGCATGAAGTCCGAGCGCAGGATCGCCAGCACGTCGGGCGTGACCTCCTCGCCGGTCATCGCCGACAGCGTCTCCGGGTCGAAATTCTTGGCGATGATCTCGCCCTTGAGGCGCAGCAGGTCGCGCACGAAATTGCCGGCCTGCTGCTTGGCATCCTCCAGCCGCGAGGCACCCATGGAGCCCTTGATGCGCTGGGCGGTCGCCGTCTCCGAGGCCTTGGTCGCGCCGCGCATGATGTCGGAGATGCCCATCACCTCGTAGATCGCCTGCTTGCACTGCTCGCGGGCCACGAACAGCTTGTCGAGGGCGCTCATGAAATCGACGATAGGCACGATCCAGATATGCGCCGACAGGCCGCCCGTGATCATGTCGACGCCCTCGACCGGGATCATCTTCTGATCGTCGGCGGTGAGGATGTCCTTGATCTCGTTCGAGGCGGCGTTGTAGGCCCCGCGCACCTTGATCTGCTTGGTCAGGTTGGAGATGCGCGCCGAGGTCTCGTCGAGGTCGCCGGCCAGCTTGGCGTAGAGGTCGTAGAACGGGCGCGGGATGCGGCTGTCGGTGGTGGTCACCGCCAGCATCGGCACCGGGATCGGGTAGAAGCCGTCGAGCTGCAGGCTGTCAGGGTCGACCCTGAAAACCATGCCGGAGGCGTCGCGGCAGAACCAGATGATTTGCCGGGAGTTGCGGTCCCAGATTTCCCACAGCATCGCCTTCTTGATTTTCTGGCCGAGCTTCTGCGCGGTCTTCATCGCCGCGCCGCCGCCGACCGGGCTCTGCGCCGCGCTCTCGTCGGTCCACTTGAGCAGGTCGGAGAGCCGGCCCTCGGCCTTCAGCTTCTCGTACTCCGGCGAGCCGGCAAACTCGGTGTCCAGCTCCTTGGCGGCGAACAGGTGGCGGAAGGCGATCCAGCTCATGTCGCTGGTCGAGCGCACCGGGTCGCAGAGAAAATCCTCCCAGTAGACGTATTCGTCGTCGACCTCTTCCCAGACCTTGACGTCCTCGACCGGCGGCGGTGCGCCGGGCTCAGCGCCCATAGGCAGCGGCGTCAGGCCGTCGCCGGCCATCACCGGCAGCTTCTGCATCTGTGGCTTCCAGCGCACCCGGCAGACGCCGCGACCGGGCAGCAGCACGTCCTTGATCGCCATCTTGATGGCTTCGTCGGAATGCTCGTCGTCCAGCACGATTTCGAGCGCCTTCTCCATCACCGAAGCGGCGGTCTCGATGTCTTTCTGCGCCGGGCCGGGGGGCGGCGGCGGGGGCGGCGGCATCATCGGCGGGGGTGGACCTACCATTCCTGGCCCCGGTCCACCCATCAAGGGCGCACCGGGCGGCGGGCCGGGAGGAGGAGGCGCGAGGCCCGGTGCTGGTGCCATCATTGGCGGTGGCCCCATGCCTCCGGGGGGCAGTTGGGGAGGCCCCTCAGGAGGCAGCATGGGTGCAGGACCGCCGGGCGGGAGCATGTTTCCACCCGGCGGTCCCGGCGGTGGCAAGCCAGCCGGCGGCGGCATGCCCGGCAGTCCCATACCGGGCGGCGGCATCGGCGGCGGCGTCGCCACTTTCGTGAAACGGCTGCGCACCACCGGCTCCGGCGGCTTCTGGTAGACCGCCGGCAGCATCACCTCGGTGTTGGCGTAGAGGATGTTGAAGGTGATGGTGCCAGCCGACCATTTGCCGGTCTTGGTGCTGCGGTTCTCGTTGCGGTAAATCTGGATGATCTCGCGGCCACGCCTGCGCCAGTCGCTCTCGGCGCGCTCCGCGTCGTCGAGGCAGTCGAGCCAGTACTTCTTGTCGACCTCGGAATTGGCGGCGTAGTCGTCGGCAGGCGCGGTCGAGGCGACGTCCTGCTGGTCGGGCCTGCCGGGCGGTCCAGCGGTGACTGGCTCTGGCTTCAGGGCGGGGTCTTGAGCCATGTCAGTCCCTCAATTCGTCGAGTTTGAAGGCGTTGGAAACGAGGTAGGGGTTCTTCGACTGGGCGGTGTGCGTCGAGGCCAGATAGGGGCGGCTCAGGCAGGCGTAGCGGGTCTCGTCGACCGCGTGATCCTCGCCATCGGTGTCGAGGTCTTCCTGCCGGTTCTCGTCGTGCTGCATCATCGGCAGGGTGCGGATCAGATCACGACATGTGTCGAACATGAACATCATCGCGTGACCGTCGGCGTTGCCCTTCAGGCGCTGGCGCATCTGGTCCCAGCCGCCCATGCGCTTGTCGCGGGTGGTGCGGCTGTTGTCGGCCCGGCGGAAGGTCGCGCCGTTGCGCATCAGGGTCTCGCCAATCGACGGGCCGGAGATGACGGCGAAGGCCGCCGGGTCCAGCACACCGTAGGCGATCTTCTCGCGGGTGCCGGTTTCAGTTTCACGGGAAACAATGCCGGCGGCGACCGCCTCGGCGGCGAGCTTGAGGCCGACGTTGGGCTGGCCGGTCTTGGCCCCGTACCATTCGCGGTAGCGCACGATGGCACCGCGCGGGATCACCCGCTCGTCGTGCAGCAGCTCGTCCTGACAGACCGCCCACCAGCCGACCGAGAACGGGTGCGCCGAGCCCCAGTCCATCGAGCGGAAGCGGACCCAGTGGTCGGGCACCTTGAACGGCGGGATGATGTGGCGGCGGCTCGAAAACTCGGAGAAGAACGCGCCCTCGATGACGTTCCAGTCACCCTCCAGCCACGCCTGCACCAGCTGCGGCGAGCCAGAGGCGCGCAGCTTGTTGACGTAGCCGGGGTCGTTCTTCATCAGCAGCGGATTGTCGGCCAGCCGCGACGGGATGAAGACCCGCGTCATG